AGCTTCTCTAAAATCTGATTTAGATAAATATCCGGATGGCTTACGCGGCAGTCTCAATTCCTTGAGGAAAGTCAGAGAAGGCTTAACTACTGAGAAAGGTAGACACTCACATTCAATGAAAGAGCTTGTTGGCAAAGCAAAATTCTTTGAAGTAAACACTGCTTGCCCTACATGTACTCAAGAGATCAGTGAGAGTGTAAAGAATTCTATGCTAACGGATGTACGCACACAAGCCCAACAAACACAAAAAGACATAGAGTTAAATCAAACAAAGTATGATGAGACTATTAAAACATTAGAAGATGTGCAGATACAGATCTCAGAGATGGCAGATATAAACACAAACATATCAACCTACACAAGCAATATGACTGCTTTAGTGAATAAACAAGTAAAAGAAGTTGATATTGATACTCCAGCCAAAGAGCTCGTGGATATGACCTATGATCTCATTGATATACAAGATAACCTCACAGAAGCTCAGGATGAGATATTATACAACGATATTGCCGCTGAGATGCTCAAGGACACAGGTATTCGAACGAAAATTATCAGAGAATACTTACCTGCCATGAATGCCCTGATCAATAAATACCTCCAGACACTTGAGTTTTTTGTGGCATTTCACCTCAATGAGAACTTTGAAGAGACAATTAAGTCAAGACATAGGGACGAATTTGTATATGCTAACTTCTCAGAAGGTGAGAAGATGCGTATTGATTTAAGTCTACTCTTTGCATGGAGACAAATAGCAAAGATGAAGAACTCTACAAACACCAATCTCCTCATCCTTGATGAGACATTCGATTCATCTCTTGATGATGAAGGTACAGACAATCTAATGAAGATCTTAAAGACATTAGAGAAAGGTACAAACACATTTATTATATCGCATAAGCCTGATGTTCTTGAATCAAAAATGGAACAAAAAATACAATTTACTAAGAAAAATAATTTTTCAGAAATCGTATAACTGCTCTATCGGGGTACCGCACCCCGCAACATCAACACTGGCAATACATTCTCTGGCACACCAACTCGCCGCATCTGGACCAATAACTTTCCACACAAGCGGGTCAAAACAGTGTATAATGGTACCATAATCAATTAAAAAAGGACTTAAATTATGAATAAAGTGATCGAACAATTAATGACAAAATTTCCAAAAAAGACTGAATTTACAGCTAAGATGATTAAAGAAGCTGCTATTGCTGTGGGTGAGAATCCTAGATCAGCTTACGTAAATATCAGATACACACACAATGCACCTACGGTACGTCGCGGTGTATATAACTTAGAATCTATGATGCCAAAATCTGCATTACCTAAAAAGTCTGCTCCTGCTATGGTCAAAGGTGTTGAGTCAGTTTCAAATGACGAAGTCTTTGTACCTAACTATGATCCTACTTTTGTTCCATGGGGTAACTTTACTGAGATCGTAAAAGTTCTTAAGTCTGGTATGTTCTATCCGACTTTTGTATCTGGTCTATCTGGTAACGGTAAGACTTTCCAGATCGAACAGGCATGTGCTAAACTTAATCGTGAATATGTACGTGTTCAGATTTCTCCTGAGACTGATGAAGATGATCTAATCGGTGGTTTTCGTTTAATCAAAGGTGAGACTGTGTTTCAAAAAGGTCCAGTGATCAAAGCTATGGAAGCTGGTGCTGTTCTTATGATTGACGAGATCGATCGTGGAACTAATAAAATTATGTGTTTACAAGGTGTGCTTGAAGGCAAACCAGTTCTGATCAAAAAGACTGGTGAAGTTGTTGAGCCTAAAGATGGTTTCAACGTGATTGCCACTGCGAACACAAAAGGTAAAGGTTCAGAGGATGGACGTTACTCAGGAGCAACTATCATTGATGATGCTTTCCTAGAGCGTTTCACTATTACTCTTGAACAGACTTTCCCTACTATGGCAACTGAAGAAAAGATTGTCATGAAGCATATGCAAAAGTTTGAAGCTATTGACGAAGAATTTGGTAAGCTACTTGTTGGCTGGGCAGATGCTATTCGTAAGACTTTTTATGATGAAGGTATTGACGAAGTTATTTCAACTCGTCGTTTATGCCACATCGTTCAGACTTTCTCTATCTTCGGTAAGAGAGACAAAGCGATTGCTCTTTGTGTAAACCGTTTTGATGACGATACTAAAGAGGCATTCATTGATCTTTACGAAAAAGTTGATGCAACTATTAATGCTCCTTCGGAAGAAGAACTTGACGAAGAAGAATTATTACTTAGGTCAGCAATGATTGCTGATGAAGATAACTGGGAGGACGAATAATTATGAATCTATCTGCTCAAGAATATTTAGCGAAGCTTTTAGCTAAGGAGAACTTATCTGTTCAACACGGTAACTATTCTACAGCTAGCTTCGATGTTGTGAATAGAGTACTTCGTCTTCCTCTTTGGAAAGATAAAGGTAAAGATGTGTATGATCTTCTTGTTGGACATGAAGTTGGTCATGCACTATATACTCCTGCTGACGGATGGCATGACTCTGAAAAGAAGATTGGAAAAATTCCACGTGCTTATCTCAACATCGTTGAGGATATCCGCATCGAACGTATGATCCAAGACACATATCCTGGTATCGTTCGTAGATTCAAGAATGGTTATAAAGTTTTATTTGATACTGATCTCTTTGGTACTAACGAGAGAGACATCAATAAAGCTGGACTTATGGACAGACTAAACGTTTCTTCAAAAGGTCGTGGCTATGTTCCTGTTGAATTCTCTGATGAGGAATCTCCATTAGTTAAAGAAGCTATGGAAGTTAAAACATGGGATGACGTTGTCAATGTTTGTAAAAAATTATATGATTTCATCGAAGATCAAAAAGATGAGAAAGAAGAAGAAGACATGCCGACTGAAGGTATGCCAAGTTCTGAAGAGGGTGAATCTCCTGAGAACGAAGGTGAAACTCCTATCTCTGGTGATGAGGAAAGCGATGACTCTGGTGAAGGTGATGGTGAATCTGATGGTGAAGATGAATCTGACGAAGAGCCTATTAGTGCTGAAGCTGCAGATGATGAAGCTCCTGAAGGTCATGAGACTTGGACTGAAGATACTCAAAGAGAACGTGAAGATGATCTTCTTGAAAAATCTCCTGAGAAGCAATTTGAGAGAAGCGGTCAGCCAGAATACTCAAGCGGCATAAGCGATGAGAATATCGAAAATATTCTTTACTCTTATGACTATGTTAAATCATTACGTGATGAGTATATTATTGATCTAGGTTCAGAGACTGAAGCTGCTTATAATCATGAAGCTTGTAGAGACGATTTCAACGAGACTAAAATGACTTATAAGACTCAAGCAAATCTTATGGCGAAAGACTTCGAACGTAAGAAAGCTGCGTTTGAATATTCTCGTGCTAGAACTGCAAAGTCTGGCAAACTTGATACTTTAAAATTGCATTCATACAAAACTTCAGAAGATATCTTCTTGACTACTACTCAGTTGGCACAAGCAAAGTCACACGGAATTGTAATGTTCCTTGACCTTTCTGGTTCAATGTGTGAGATCATCGAAGATGTTACTGCGCAAGCAATCACTATTGCTATGTTCTGTCGTCAAGTGAATATTCCTTTCGAGGCATATTCATTTACTTCTACTGCATATTGGAGAGAACGTGGTAAGGGTATTCGTGCTGCTGAAGCTGGAGCTGGTGAGTTAGAATGTGATGGTACTAAAGTTGTTGAGATGTTCTCTTCAAAGATGAATAAAAAAACTTTTGATGAAGCTGCTTTTATTTCATTTGCTATTGCTAAGGCACATAGCTACAACAACAAACATACTGCTTACCATATATCTGGTCACTATCTTCATGCTATTGACGGTATGGGTTCAACTCCTCTTATTCAGACTGCAATGCTTGCATCTAAAATCACTAAGGCATTTACACGTAAACATGCAATACAGAACACAAACATTATGTTCTTGACTGACGGTTATCCTGATGGCATAAGAATCCAATCAGATTCAAAGTCTAATGTTCAAACTTCACGTGAGATGATGATTAACTTTGACGGTAAATTAATACGTGGCCAGGGTGGTCGTAGTATTTATGAGGCTGTTCTTCTAAGACTTAAAGAGATAACTGGTGCAACTATCATGGGTTTCCACCTTGCGTATGATGCATCTACTTTCGGACAAGGTTATGTCAATATTGAAGACAACAGAGAGTTTCATAACGTGATCAAAGATTGGAGAAAAGTTGGTTTCGGTGCTTGGAAAAATGTTAAAGGTTACGATGACTATTTCATTATCAAGATCAATCGTTCAGCAAGGTTTGACTCTGATACTTTCGAACCTAAAAAAGCTGACACAATTAATGATCTTAAGCGTGAGTTCAAGAAGTTTGCAAAGACTAAGAAGGGTAACAAGCAATTAGTTTCACGTATCACTGATGCGGTTGCTGCTTAATTTATTTAGGGTGAGGGTATGTACTTTCACCCTTTATGTGATATAATAATACCATAATGAAAAAGGAACTATATGAAATTTAACGAACAACAAAACATCAATCAATTGCAAACTTATGTTGAGAGCACTTACTCTAAACATTATGCTGCTCCGAATGGTGTACAAAGTATGGATCTAATCTCTGCCTCTGGCTTAGGATTAGATTTCTGTCTTGGTAATGTATTGAAATACGCATCAAGATATGGTAAAAAGAATGGAGCAAACCGTGAAGATCTAATGAAGATCATGCACTATACTCTCTTGGCAATTAATGAACATGACTTAAAGGAGTCCAGTAATGAAACTTAGTAATGAAATAAAAGATGTATTGAGCAACTTCCAATCGATCAATAGTAATATTGCAATTGGTGAGGAAGGTGGATTTATTCGAACCATGTCTACTTCTAAAACACTTATGTCAAAAGCCCACATAGCTTTTGATTCTCCATATCCATTTGGCATATATGACTTAGGTGAATTCCTAGCTTGTCTTAATATGTTTGATGATCCTACTCTTGCGTTTGATGACGATAAGAAGTTTGTAAAAATTACTGATGGTGTTACATCATTCAAGTATTTCTTTTCGGACATCGACATCCTCACAGTTCCTACCAACGATATTAATCTACCGTGTGAAGATCTAAAGTTTACACTTACAGATGAAGAATTAAATAAACTCCGTAAAGCTTCTGCTACTCTTAAGACCAACTGGTTGAGTATACGTAAAAGTTCTACTGGAGGTCAGTTTATTGAGTGTGTTATTCTTGATAAACAAAACCCTACATCAAATCAATTTACAATGAACGTTGCGAATTGTGATATAAATACTAGTGCTGAGTTTGATTTTGTGTTTGACA